ACAAGCTATTAAGGTCAAAAGAGACAACCCAATCATAGCGTCCTGGTTTCGGTTCTTTGACATAAGCACCTGCGTATTTTTCATTTTTAGATGAGCGATTTTTAGGAGGAATAACAATGTTCCGTTTTTTTAAATAGTTGTAGATTATCGTATCCCACATACGGACCTGATAGAATACGTCATTGTAATTAACTTTAGCATCATAAGCCATAGTTAATGCCAACTCAATCAATTTCATCTTGTCTTCCAGACGGTCAACAAGTTCAACGTCAATTATATTATACTCAATAAACTTTTGCCAACCCTTTGTATAGAAATCTTTAAATGTATCAAACTCACTGTGGTCTAACTTCTTCTGTCCTAGTTCTACACTAGCAATATAATCCAACCTATATGACTCTTGTGCCTTGTAAGTAAACTTCTTATACAAGTCAAGATAATCGAGTTGAGTTACACCACCAACATCAAATACTGTATGGGTTCTTCCCATAATATGAACCTCACTCTCACTCACCAAACCCCAAGGTGAGAATCTCTTCATCAACTTCTCACCAAGAACTCTTCTTAAACGTTTACATATGTAAGGTATATCATATAATTGTATGTTCCATCCAGTAATCACATCTGGAACATCTTGCATCCAATAGTTAATAAAATTACCTAATAGATCATATTCAGTTGGACAATGATGATAAGTTACATCCTTCCTATTATTCTGAAAGGGTTTACTTCCCCAAGTAACGATCTGCTTAGTTGTATAGTCTTGGATTGTGATTGCCAAAATCTCTTCGACGCACGATTCCACATCAGGGAAACCTTGCTCAGACGCAACTTCAATATCCAGAGTAACAAGCTTAATCTTAGATATGTCAAACTTGATCTCATCATCTGGGTATTTCTCTGAAATATATTGGTAAATATACCGATCATTCCCATATATCTCAAATCCCTCCACATCTTCGTACTTCTTATAGAAGTCACGACAGTCTCGTACCGTACCTGGATTAATTGCTTCAACTGCTTCTCCACTCAACGTTTTATATTTAGTCTTAATATTCTTTTTAGATTTGACAAATAGAGTCGGAAAGAACTCATCACGATGTTCATACCTTCTACCATTCTCAACTCCACGAACCAAAAACTGGTTCCCGATTAGTTGAACATTGGTGTAGAATTTCATTCTTTAGTAAGATCTTGATATTTTTCAAGTAGAGTTGGTGTTGGTTCTGCAAGAGTAAGAATCTTATCAGAACTCATCATAAATGTATCATCCTTTGTAACATCAGTCAAAAAAGGATGCAGAACTGTCTTACCAGATTGTGTATCAACCCAAAAAGGATTTGTTAATTTACAATCTGGTTGTCCTATATCAACTGCAGGAACTTCCTCAATCTGACTGATCAGAATCTGTTGAGTCGTCGTCAGTGCTATCACTTTGATTATCTTTTCCATGTTTTACAATGTCCTCATCATACATTTGTGCTAATTTTGTTACTGGTTCTACCATAGTAATCATCCAATCGGCTGGAATTGGAATCTTATCTTCTTTAGAAAGTGGCATCCAAGGGAAAAGAGATACTGAATATCCCTGCTTCTGTTCATTACCCTTTGTTAATTCAGGAAGATTTCTTGCATCTTGCATTCGAATAACACAAGGTCTATTAAGATAATACCCAATAACCCTTGGTGGATTGTCCTTATCATTCTCATCACCAACTACCATTTCTGAGACATCAGCAACAATGTCTTCTCCAGATTTTAGTAGGACTAGTTTAACAGTCATGTTTTTTATTTACCTCGTATAAGTATAGCAAAGAAAAAGCACCCTGTCAAAGGGTGCTGATCCATCTCGAACTCAGTTATATTTAGTCGCAATAGACTAAACAATGTGAGTTAGTCGGGTGATTTCTACATTCTTGTTCCCAATAATTTTCTGTGGGAAGATTGTAGTTAAAGTCGTGCATCCTTCGGATGTCACTTATAGCGTTTTTAATTACGCTGAATGGAGTAGTGAGTTTCATGATACACCTCCTTAAAGATAATCTTTACGAGCATGATGCTCAGGAACTACCTTACCTAATTCCACGGTGAGAAGTCCATCTGCAAAGCTGACTTGTCGTATCTCTGTATCATCGGGGACCTGCCATACTCTAGTGAATGACCGTTGTGCAAGTCCTCTATGGACAACTTCTCCCACTGCTTCTTTATCCTCTTTGTTGCCTTCCACATGTAGTTTTCCAAACTCTGTGTAGACTTTAATTTCTTTTTTCTTAAATCCCGCAAGTGCGATTTCGAGTTTCGACTCATGATTATTAAGTTGTATCAAATTATATGGTGGATAATTGGATGTAGTTTCCATATCCCAAAATTTATTGAGATAATCATCCATTCCTATGCTGTTCTTTGTAATCCTGTCAAATAATTCAGGAAGATTGGCAGCGTGGTATCGTGCTAGAGTGTTCATGGTTCCCCTTTTAAAGCGAGTGTGAATTGTGTACCCTTACGGCGTACACTACTATTTAACCATAAACCACAAAAAAAGGGGATGTTGAATCCCCTACTTTTCTATTCGGTTTCCTGGGTCTTACCCTTCTTACCGATATTGTATTTCTGTTCCAGTATCCAATCTCCCTTATCCTTATATGCAAGAACCTTGATTTGATTCAATGGAGCAATGTCTGCAACAGAATCAGGTTTTACAACGGATATGAGACCCCAATCAGAAAGCAGACGAGCAATACGATTCCGACGCTGAACGTCGTTAGAAGTAAGGTTAGCGTGTTTTCCATCAAGAGCAAATAGCTCCTTAAAATGCACTATGTAATATCTTCCCTGCTTATGAAGAATATGGCAGGACTGATATAATTTCTTTTCCTTTCTAGATGCTACACCAATTCTTGTTAAAGTCTCACGGACTTTTAGGAAATCATCTGGTTCATTAAGTAGAACTTCGACCATTTGATCTTGTGCCCACTTAACTTCAGGTTCAGCCGTGACAGTCATTTCATTCCTCCAGTATCAAGTCGTTGTTTAATAAATTTAATTTGTTCGGGGGTTAATATTTTCAAAGCGTTAGATGCTTTCTCGTTACTATAACCATAGTATTGTTTAATGATTTCAAGGTCTGTGACTTTATCCTTTCGGAGCCAGGGACTAAATCTCTTCTTTTTCCTAAGTGTATTTAGATAAAAAGAATATTGCATATCTTTATCTAAGAAAGAATACTTATTCATTTCGTTAGCAAACATAATACAATCAAGATGTCCTGACAAACAACGATTGATAATATATGGAGGATAATCTTTAATAATAGAAGGATCTTCATCAATAAGATTCTTCTTATTAAAGTTAATAGAATTTAACCAGTCTTTAAGTTCAGTCATTTAGGTAGTTTCCTATTGAAGTTCCAGTAACCGAATGATTGCCAAGTATAAAATATACCACATAAAAATTTCTGCACAAAATACTCTAGATAAAGTATTGAAACAATGATCCATTTCTCAATCATCTTGTAAGTTCCTTAATTTTATCTCTCCAATACTGCCTATCCTCTTCACTTATCCAAGGATTATGAGATTGGATATGAGCATGTTGCAACCACTTCTCATCACCCCAATTTTTTTTAGGTCCCATATAATCTTTTAACATGTTGGTTCGTAATTAAAAAGTAAGAGTTCTTTTCTAGACTTTTGTTCTCTCATATATTCACCAACAGAACGCATTGTATATGTAAGATCAAACTCAGCAACATTCCAATCTTTAAATCTATCTTTAACCAACTGGTCTGAATTGTAACTGATTAACATAGGAATATCCTGTGCTGCACAATCAACAGCAAACTGATCATGATTAAATCCTTTATGCATTGCACCCTTCTTACCATAAAGATTATCCTTAATATCATAAGGAGGATCTAAGTACATAAACAATCCATCATGAACATTCTCCATTAAATGCTCATAAGAATATTGATTAATATGCCAATGAGATATTATTTCAGAATAACCAGGCAACTTTTCTATTCCCCTCATAGAGAAATTAGATATTGATGCTTGCTTAGAGAATGAAGATGACTCAGTAAGTCCTGAAAAACTACACTTATTTACAATATAAAATGCTGCTGCTCTTTCTATGC